CCTCGAAATTTCGCCGATCTGGCGCCGAAAGGGGGAGGGGGTGGGTAAATCGCTGTGGCCTGTCAGCTCGGACACCGAGCCCCCAGTCGTTTTTACACAGCCGCGAAATAACAAAAATCGACAGGGCCTAGCGCTGTTGGTGACGCAATAACGCAATAACGCATTGACGGAATGACGCAATGAATAAGCGCGCATCAGGTGGCGGTCGGAAGTCCAAGCCCACGGCGCTGAAGCTGTTGCAGGGCAACCCCGGCAAGCGTGGATTGAAGGGCGGCCCGCCCGAGCCCGAAGCTCTGGTCGATGTGCCGGCGCCGCCCCAATGGCTGGCCGACCTTGGCCTGTGGGGTGTCGAGGCCTGGGAGGCTGTCGCCCCTTGGCTGACCCGCGTCGGCATCCTGACCAGCACCGACCGCCACAACCTGGAAGCCTTCTGCGCCGCCTACCAGCGGTGGCGGACGGCAGAGCTGGAAATCGCCGCCAAGGGCCTGACCGTTCTGACGATCAAGGGCGACCTGAAGAAGAACCCCGCCTGCACCGTGGCGAATGAGTCCATGCGACAGATGGCGAGCTTCGGCGCCGCCCTGGGCCTGGACCCGTCGAGCCGTGCCCGCCTGACCGGCGGCGGTGGCGGGGCCAAGCAGGACAATCCGTTCCTTGTGCTGAAGGGAGGCAAGGCCGGCGCCAAGTGAGTTTGACCCATGGCCAGTTACCCGAGCGTGAACAGCGCGAACAAGTACGCGCGCGACGTGGTAACGGGGAAGATTCCGGCCTGTGACTACGTGCGGCGTGCTTGCCAGCTGCACCTGAACGACCTGGCCGCGTCGAAGAAACGCGGCTTCAAGTGGCGCTTTGACAAGGACGCCGCAGAGCGTGTGTGCGAGTTCATCGAACTACTGCCGCACGCCAAAGGGAAATGGGCCGCCCAGCGTGAGCTGATCGAGCTTCAGCCCTGGCAACTGTTCATCTTCTGCTGTGTGTTCGGGTGGGTGTCCAAGCGCACCGGCCTGCGGCGCTACCGGGAAGTCTATATCGAGGTTCCGCGCAAGAACGGCAAGTCAGTGCTTGCCGCCGGCGTCGGCCTGTACATGCTCTGCCTGGATGGCGAGTACGGCGCGGAAGTCTATTGCGGCGCCACCACCGAACGGCAGGCCTGGGAAGTGTTCCGCCCCGCCCGCCAGATGGTGCGCCGGACGCCGCTGTTGATTGAGGCTTTCGGCATTCAGGTATCGGCCAAGAACCTGTCTGTCGTGGAGGATGAAAGCAAGTTTGAACCGCTGATCGGCGACCCCGGCGACGGCCAGTCGCCAAGCTGCGCCCTGGTGGACGAGTACCACGAACACCCATCGCCGGCGCTCTACGACACCATGTTGACTGGCATGGGGGCGCGTGAGCAGCCGCTGATGTTCGCCATCACTACGGCGGGTTTCAACATCGCCGGGCCGTGCTACATCCAGCGCGCTCAGGTGGTGGACAAGCTGACCGGCACCGTCCCGAATGACGAGCTGTTCGGCATCATCTACACCATCGACACGGATGACGACTGGAAAGACCCGAAGGTCTTGCGCAAGGCCAACCCGAATTTCGGTATCTCGGTTGGCGCCGAGTATCTGGAGAAGCGCCAAGCGGACGCAGTGCGTTACCCGTCACGGCAAAACGCATTCAAGACCAAGCACCTAAATATCTGGGTCAGCGCCAAACAGGCATGGCTGAACCTGGCTGACTGGGAGGCGTGCGGCGACCCTGCGCTGACGCTGGAATCTCTGCGCGGGAAACCCTGCTGGCTCGGCGTCGACCTGGCCAGTAAGTCCGATATCGCGGCCGTCGCCCTGGTGTTCCGCGACAAGATCGAAACGGCGGCCGGGCGCCTGGTGGATCGCTGGACCGTGTTCTGTCGGTCCTACCTGCCCGAAGGCGCGATAGAGCGCGCTGACGCGAATCAGAACGCCTACCAGACCTGGGCGAATGCCGATCAGCTGATCATCACCGATGGCGAAGAAATGGACTTCGACCTGATCCGCGATGACATCGCGGAGCTTGCCGAACAGTTCGACGTGCAGGAAATCGCCTACGACAAGTGGCGCGCCACGCAGCTGGCCCACCAGCTGCTGAAGGACGGCGCGAACGTGATCGAGGTCGGCGGCGGTATCGCCACGATGAACATGCCCATGCGCGAGCTGGAGGCGGCGCTGTTGTCGCGGCGCTTCCGGCACGGCAATGACCCCGTGCTGACATGGATGGCCGGGAACGTAGTTACCCGTCCGTACAAAGGGTGCCTGACGCCGATGAAGGCCGACGAGGGCAAGACCGACCTGCGCAAGATAGACGGGATGGTCGCCATCCTCATGGCCATTTCGCGCGCCTTGATGGCTGACGGCGTGGCGCCGTCGGTGCTGTCCACCCTGGAAGACGACGACATTTTGGTGATGTGACCATGAAGAAGATGCTTCCCGAGCTGATCGGGACGGCAGGCGTCTGCCTGCTCGGTTGCGGCCTCTGGCTGCAATTCGGGCCGGGCTGGGCCTGCATGGGGGGCGGTGGTCTGCTGATCGCCGGCGCCCTGGTGGCGCTGCGCAAAGGGGGTGGCGGATGATCTTCGGCCAGATTGCGCAACGGAACCTTGAAAGCCCGTCCACTCCGCTGACGGGCCAGAACCTGCACGAGCTGTTGCATGAAATGCGCGGCGATGAAGTCACGCCGGAAAACGCCTGGTCGCTGTCGGCGGTGTACAGCTGTATCAACGTACTGTCGGGCAGTCTCGCTCAGCTGCCGTTGGCGGTACTGCGCAAGAAGGGCGACCGCATCGAGCTGGCCACCGACCATGCAGCGTTCTACCTGCTGCACGACGAGCCCAACGAGTGGCAGACCTCCTACAAGTGGCGGGAAACCAAACAGGCGCACGTCGCCGGATGGGGCAACGGCTATTCGCAGCTGATCCGCAATCGTCGGGGGCAGCTGGAAAGCATCGAGCGCCGCCTGCCCTGGGAAACCACCTTGGTACAGGTGGGGAGCCGCTGGGTCTATTCAAGCCGTGACGATGACGGAAAGCCGCTGGCGGTGCCCCCGGAAGACATGCTGCATATCCGGGCGCTTGGCTCCGATGGCCGCATCGGCAAAAGCCCGATTCGGCAGCACGCCGAAACCATCGGGCTTGGCCTGGCGGCGCAGCGTTACGGGAAAGACTTCTTCGACGGCGGCGGGCGCCCCACGGGCCTGGTGACGGTGAAGGGCAACAGCCTGGACACCAACAGCTGGGAGCGTCTGAAGAGTGCGTGGAGGACCGCTGTAGGTGCTCTGCGCAACTCCGAAAACAAGACCTTGCTGTTGCCGGCCGACCTTGAATACAAGGCGCTGACCATCGCGCCCGAGGACGCCCAGTTCCTCGAAACGCGGAAGATGAGCCGCAGTGAAATCGCCGGCATCTTCAACGTGCCGGCGCACATGATCAACGATCTGGACAAGGCCACCTTTTCCAACATCAGCGAGCAGGCCATTCAGTTCGTGCGGCACACCATGATGCCCATGGTGGTGAACTGGGAGCAGGAGATTAACCGCCGCGTCTTCACCCGCGCGGAACGCCTGGCCGGCTACTACGTCAAGTTCAACCTTGCGGGCCTGCTGCGCGGCACGCCCAAAGAGCGGGCCGAGTTCTACCACTACGCCATTACCGATGGGTGGATGGACCGTAACGAAGTGCGCGCCCTGGAAGACCTCAATCCGCGCGAAGGCCTGGCCGAAATGCTGATCAGCGTTAACGCCCGTCCATCCAGCCAAATCGGCCAAGAGCCACCAGCGCCCACCGCTTAACCCTCAAGGGAAACCCATGCACGAAATTGAACGGCGCACGCTGCCCGCGCAGCTGTGCGAACTGCGTTCGCTCGCAGAAAACGAAGGCGCCACGCCGCGCATTGGTGGTTACGCCGCTGTCTTCGCTACACGCTCCGATGTGATCTACGGGGCGTTCGTGGAGGAAATCGCGCCAGGCGCCTTTGACGATGTGATTGGCCAGGACGTTCGGGGGCTGTTCAACCATGACCCGAATTTCCTGCTCGGCCGCACCGTTAGCGGAACCCTGCGGCTGAATCTGGACCCGCGCGGCCTGGCCTACGAAATCGACCCGCCGCCTACCCAAACCATCCGCGATTTGGTCCTGACGCCGCTGGCTCGCGGCGACATGACTGGCAGTAGCTTCGGCTTCCGCGTCGCCGAGGGTGGTGACACCTGGCGAGAGGAAGACGGGGTGGTGATTCGCACCATCTACCGCCTGGCCGAGCTGCGCGACGTTGGCCCCGTCGCATTCCCTGCATACCCATCTGCCGGCGCTGCACAGCGCTCCCTTGACGCGTGGAAACAAGCCCGCGACGAGGGGCTGCACCTGCGCGCCATCCACCAACGCGGCGCCCGCGAGCGCTTCCTTGAACTGCTGAACATCTGACCCCTGGGGGCACTATGAAAGACCTGAAAGACCTGAAACAGCAACGCGCCAACCTGGCCAGCGAAATGCGTTCGCTGAATGATTCCATCGGCGATGCCGAGTGGAGCGGCGACCAGAAGGGCAAATGGAACGAAATGCGTTCCGCCATCAAGGCCCTGGACGAGCGCATCGAACGCGAAGAAGAGTTGCGCAACAGCGAACAGCGCTACATCGAAGAGCGTAGCGACGAGCTGGCCGACAAGGCCCGCCGCGATCAAGGCAGCCTCACCACCGAGGAACGCCAGTCGCAAGCCTTCGCCCGCCTGTTGCGTGTGGGCGCGTCCGACCTGACCGGCGAGGAAAAGCGCGCCATCGCTGAGCTGCGCGCCCAGTCCACCGGCGACATGGCCAAGGGCGGCTTTACCGTCCCCACCACCTTCCTGAACCGCGTGTATGAGTCCATGAAGGACTATGGCGGCCTGGAAGCGATCTGCCAGATTCTGAACACCGAGTCCGGCAACGAAATTTCCTGGCCGACCAGCGACGGCACCAACGACGAAGGCATTCTGGTCGGCGAAAACGAGGATGCCGGCGAGAAAGACGTCGATTTCGACGTGGAAACCATGGGGTCGCACAAGATGACTTCGAAGGTCATCCGCGTGAGCAACGAGCTGTTGCAAGACAGCGGCATCGACATGGAAGGCTACCTGGCCGGTCGTATCGGTTCGCGCCTCGGCCGTGGCCGCGCGCGCCTGCTGATCCAAGGCACCGGCGCCGGCACCCCGCGTCAGCCCAAGGGCCTGGAAGCGGCCACCGGCGTGGGCGCGACTACTGCCGCCGCCAGCAAGTTGGGCTGGAAGGATGTGAACGGTCTGATTCACTCGGTAGACCCGTCCTACCGCCGCGCCCCTAACTTCCGCCTGCTGTTCAACGACGCCACGTTGCAGCTGTTGGAAGAGATGGAAGACGCCCAGGGTCGCCCGCTGTGGATCCCCGGCCTGGATGCCTCGGCCCCGGCCACCATCCTGAAGCACCGTTACGTCGTAGACCAAGGCGTAGCCAGCATCGGCGCCGGCAAGAAATTCATGTTCGCCGGCGACTTCCAACAGTTCGTTATCCGTAACGTGCGCGCCATGGCCATCCGCCGCCTGGCCGAGCGCTATGCGGAATTCGATCAGGTGGGCTTCCTGGCCTTCACCCGCTTTGGTTGCGTGCTGCAAGACCGCGCGGCGATCAAGGCCCTGGACGGCAAGGCCTGACCGTAGGAGCGGGGCCGCGCAAGCGGCCCCTGTGTCACATGCTGCTGACCCTAGACGAAATCAAGACGGCGCGGCGGGATGACCAGTTGCCGGACGGCGGATTCCCGCCCGACCCGGCCCGCGACCGTTTCCTGACCATGCTGGAGCGCGCAGCGCACCGGCATATCGAGGCGATCACCGGCCGCAAGCTGTTCGCGCCGGGCACGGCGGAAGCGCCGCTGCCTGATCCGCTACCGGATAACGCCCTGGTGCTGGATGGCGAACAGGGCGAAGACATTCGCCTTGCCATGCTGCTGGCCCTCGGACACTGGGACGACAACCGCGAGGCGGTCAACGTCGGCAACATCACCACCGCGCTGCCGCTCGGCTTTGCCCAGCTGGTCAGCCCCTATCGCTGGTTCTCGTTATGAGTACGGCCGGCGGGCGCAAAGAGCGTGGCGAGCTGCAACAGCTGGTGACCAAGAAAGACCCCATCGGCGGGGCGGGCAAGCCGGTGTTTGAAACGGTGGCCATCGTCTACGCCGAGGCGGAAGCGCTGTCCGGCCGCACCTGGCTGGCGGCGGCGCAGCACAACGCGGAAGTCACGTACCGCTTACGCATCAACGCCCGGCCGGGCGTGGCGGCGGGGTGGCGTTTCGTGACCGCCGCCCTGGTGTTCGAAGTCAAGGCGGCACTGCCGGGCGCCAAGCGCGGCGAGCTGCACCTGATGTGTTCCTGTAAACCCAAGGGGTAATCAATGTTCAAGGCAATCCGACAGGGCGTGGCGCGCGCCCTGGGCGCGCTTGTGTGCGTCTTTCGCGCAACCCGCTCCGACGCATCGGCCGAGGCGCCTGCGCTTCGTGGCGGGCCTCCCAGGCGCCGTGGCTCGGCTGTCGTAATCGAAGCCGGGCCAGGCAGTGGCGGCCGGGTCTACATCAACGGCTGTGACGCGTCACGCTTTGTCCGCTCCGCGAGCATCGACATTGCCGGCGATCAACCGCCGGCGGTGTCCCTGGAAATTCCAGCGTCCGTGGTCAGCATCGCGGCGGATTCTTTCCGCTGTGACCTGTCACAGATGCCGCGAGCCCTGGGCCGCCAGCTGCTGGAGCAGCTGCGGGAAGCCTTCCCGGATGATCGATAGCGGCCTGGACGTGGTGGGCTTCGGCGACCTTGAGGCGGATTTCCTGCGCCTGGGCGCAGCGCTTCAAGGCAAGGTGTCGCGTGACGCGGCCCTCGCCGGCGCCCGCGTCGTGCGTGATCGAGCCCGCAAGGTGGCGCGCAAGCGTACCGGCCGCCTGCGCCGCAACATCGTCACCGCGAGCCTGCCGCGCTCCCAGGACGGCGCCACGGCCGGTATTCGCGTGCGCTCCCAGGGAAAGGCCGGCAGCGCGCGGAACGCCTTCTACTGGAAGTTCATCGAGCTGGGCACGTCGCAACAGGTGGCGGACCCGTTCATCCGCCCGGCCTTCGATACCGGCATTGACGCCATTGAAGGCGCGGTGCGCACCAAGCTGGCCGAAGGCGTAGACCGGGCCATCACCAGCGGACGCTGACCCATGATTGAGCTTGTTTTGATTGCTCGCCTGCAAGCGCTGGCGGGCGGGAGAGTGTTCGCCGGCCTGGCGCCCGCCGGCACCCCGACGCCCCGCGTCACCTATGCCGCTGTCGGCTTCGACCTGGGCCTAGTCCTGGGCGGCCGCCGCGACGGCACACAAACCGGAAGCGTTCAGGTGGACGTTTGGGCCGACAGCCGTTTTGAGGCCCTAGAAGTCACTGAAGACCTTCTGGCCGCGATGACCGCGAACACCGGCGATGGCCTGGTGTTGACCGCGATCAACCGACTTTCTGACGAAACCGAAGAATCCACCGGCCTGGAGCGGGTGGGTTATGAGTTTTCCCTAACCCTATAAGGGGGATCAATGAGCAACGCCAACGCAACGCAATCCCAGGTACTGAAGACCGGCGGTATCAAGCTTGAAATGTCGGTGGCCACCACCGTGGACCTTGAGTCCGACGGCCCCTTCGTGGACCTGGCGCCCATCATCAAAGACTTCGACTACCAAGGCGGCCAGGCCACCGAGGAAGAAACCACCACGCTGGCCAGCCGCGCGAAGGAATTCATCCTGGGCCTGTCCGACTCCGGTAGCGTGGCGATGGCCGGTCACTTCCCCATCGGCTCGGCCGCGCACACGGCGCTGATGACCGCCAACGGCGACAAGAACAACCGCCTGTTCCGCATCACTTTCGTGTCGGGCGAATACTTCAGCTGCATCGGCGCCGTCAGTCAGTACACCTTCAAGGCGTCCGCGTCCGGCGCAACCGTCTCCGGCACCTACAACGTGCGGCTGACCGGCGAAGTCAAACAAGGCAAAACCGAGAGTTCGGGGGGTTAATCCATGGCCAAGAAAGTAGCGACCCCGAATCTGTTGGAAGCGCTGCGCGCGACCATCGCCGACCCGTGGAAAAACTTCCGCTGGGAATCCGTGACCGTGCCCGAGTGGGGCGGCGCCCAGGTGCGCGTCCGTGCGCTGACGGCTGCCGACTGGCTGGACTATCACGCCTTGGCGCAGAACCTGACGCCGCCGCCGTCGCCCGACCCGGATGCCCCGCCGCCGGCGGTTCCGCAAGGCACCGTGCATCAGCTGTACGTGTTCGTCATGGTGCGTTCGCTGTTCAGCGAGGACGGCGCCGAGCGGCTGCTGACCGACGAGCAGGTGCCCGAACTGGTGGCCAACTACGGCCCGGTCTATGACCGCCTGGCCGAAAAAGCCTTTGCGCTGAGCCAGGTTCAGGCGGCAAGCGATCCGGTGGAAGACGCGGGAAACGGCTAAGGGGCGAACCTGGCCTGGCGTTCCTGTTTGCCCTGGCCTTGCGGCTGGGGCGTCCAGCGTTCCAGCTGCTGAATGAGCTGTCCGCCGAAGAGTGGCTACTGTGGCGCGCCTACGACGAAATGTCGCCGATATCGGATTGGCGCGGCGATGTGCAGGCCTCGCTAGTCGCGTCGGCGGTCTACCAGTCGCAGGGCGCCAAGGTGTCGATTTCCGACTGCCTGCCGCAATGGCAGGCGCCGAAGCAGGCCGAGCCTGCCGAGGCTGACAGCGCGTCCGCCGATGCCACGGCCGCGCTCTACGCGTTCCTTGTCGCCAAGGCGCAAATGAGCAGCCAGGCCAGCCCCGCCCCGTAGCAACCACCCCACCAGAAAACCGCCTCCGGGCGGTTTTTTTTCGCCTGGAGTTTCTATGTCAACGACTCTGCGCGAGCTGATTGTCAGTGTCTCGGCCAGGACCGAGGCCTATCAGCGCGAAATGAATCGCGCGTCCCGCATGGGACAGAACTACCTGCGCACCATCGCTGATGGCAACCGCCAGGCGGCCACGGCCTGGAACGCGCAGCTTTCTTCGATCAAGGCCCAGGGCGCCGCCCTGGAATCGCTGAAAGGCCAAGTCACCGGCTACGCGGCGGTCATGCTGGGCGCCCTCGGCGCCGGCGAGATTCTGCGCACCGCCGACAACTGGGGCCAGGTGAATGCGCGCCTCAAGCAAGCCACCACCGGCGCCGAAGACTTCAGCGCCGCACAGGTCGGCGTGCTAGCCATTTCCAAGGCCACCGGCACCGCCTACGAGGCGAACGCGGGGCTATTCGCCCGCTCGGCCGCCTCGCTGCGCGAATACGGCTACGACACCAACGACGCGCTGAAGGTGACGGAATCCCTGGCCACCGGCCTGAAGCTGTCCGGGGCGAGCGCTGAAGAATCGTCTTCGGTAATCACCCAGTTCAGTCAGGCGCTGGCTCAGGGCGTGCTGCGCGGCGAAGAGTTCAACGCGGTCAACGAATCCGGGGACCGGGTAATTCGCGCCCTGGCCGCCGGCATGGGCGTGGCGCGCCGCGACCTGAAAGCGATGGCCGATGCCGGCATGTTGACCATCGACAAAATCATGCCGGCCATGACCGGCCAGTTGCAGACCCTGAAAGGCGAATATGCCGAACTGCCCAAGTCGATCAGTGGGGCGGTACAGAACCTTGAAACCAGCTTCCAAGTCCTGATCGGCAACACTGACAACGCCACCGGCGTGACGCGCAATCTGGCCGAAGCAATCGAGTTTGTCGGCAACCATCTGGAAGGCCTGGCAGTGGCCGGCGCCGCTGTTGGCGTGGGGCTGATCGCCAAGCGCGCTGGGGAAGCGGCGGTAGCCATCGCCGCCCAGGTGCAACAGATGCGCGTGGCCCAGGGCGCTGCCGTGGGCGCCGCCGCTGCACAGCTGGACGTGGCCGCCGCCACGGCTCGCCGCACGATTGCCGAGGTTCGCGCCGCTGAAGTTCAGGTGCTGCTGACCACGGGCACCAACGGGCAGACCGCTGCCCTCGCACGGTTGCGCGCGGCCAAGCTGGCCGATCTGGAGGCGACCCGCGCGGCCACGGCTGCGCAGGCGGCCTACACGGCGGCGTCGTCGGTCGGTGCTCGCGCCGTGGGTGGCCTCATGGGGCTGCTGGGCGGGCCGGCCGGCCTGGCGATTCTGGCGGCCACCACGGCGGCCAGCTTCCTGACCTTCAGCAGCAACGCCGAGGCGGCGAACACTGCCGCCGTGGACCTGAAGGCGCCAATTTCCGAGCTTCGCAAGGAATGGGAAGCGCTGGGCAAGGCGCAACAACGGCCGATCCTGGCCAAGCTGAAACAGGAGCAGCGCGAGGCCCAGCAGGCAGCGGCGGAAATCGTCCGCGAAATGCAGGCCGTCGCCCAGGGGCCGGCCGGCGATGGCTACGCCGCGAACCAGTATCAACGCACCGTCGAGGCCAGCAAGTTCGGTAAGCGCCTGGCGGCGGGCGAAGACATTGATTCCATCACCCAGGAAATGAAAGCGGCCATCGGGCCGAGTGAGCGGGTTTCCCAGCGTATCGATGAGCTGGCCGCGAACTATCAGAAGACAGTCGGCAATTCCCGTGACGCGGGACGGCAAATCGCCGAGCTGTCGGCGCTGATGGAAGGGGCCAGCGGCACCGCCGACAAGCTCGGCGGCTCGCTCAAGTCCATTGCCGGGCCGGATCAGGCCACGCTGAACAGCTGGGAAAAAGTGGTCAGCGGCCTTCAGGAGAAGGCTGCCAAGGCCAAAGATTCCAGCGAGCTGGGCGAGGTGAATCGCAAGATCGCCGCCGACAATCTGGAGGGCAACGACAAGGGCAAGGCCCTGGCCGAACGCGCACGGGCCGCAGCTGCTGCGGCGGACGCGGCCGAGCGCGAGAAGAAGGCCGCCGAGGCGTCCGCAGCGGCGGCGAAGAAGGCCACCGAAGAGCGCACCCGCCAAGCCAAGCAGCTGGACGACAACTACAAGCGCACTGCCGCCCAGTTGCGCGAGGGGGCCGCCCTCGCGGGGCAGACCACCGAGCTGGCCAAGGTTCGATACGCCACCAGCGAGGGTGAGCTGAAGACCCTGGACGCGGCGAAAAAAACCGAGCTGGAACGCCTCGCCATCATCAGGGACCAAGCCGCCGCCAAGGAGGCTTATAAGTCCATGATGGAGGGCTTGCAGACCGCCGAGGAAAAGCTGCTCCGGCAGACCCGCGAACGCGTCAAGGTGCTGGAGGCCGCGAAAGGGCAACTCAGTACCGAGGAATACGACAAGGGCCGCAAGGCCATTGCCGATGGCGCGTTTGAGAAGGCGCCAAAGTATGGCGGCATGGATGCGGCGGTGGGCGGCGCGGCGGGCGAGCTGGGCAAGATCGCCGACGCGGAAAAGGAGCTGGAAACCTGGCACAAACGCCAGCTGGAACTGTTGGAGAAAAACCGCTCCGAACGCGCCGACCTGATGGAAGAGTGGACGCGCAAAGAGCAGGAGATTGAACAGACCAACCAAGAGCGCTTGGCGTCTATTCAGAACTCTTACAAGGCGGCCACGCTGGGCATGTTCGCCGACATGACCGGCAACGTCGCCGACCTGATGGGCGGCATGGTCGGGCAGTCGTCGGCGGCCTACAAGGCGCTGTTTGCCGTGTCCAAGGCGGCGGCGATCGCGCAGGCAATCGTCAACACCGAAGAGGGCGCGACCAAGGCGCTGGCCCAGGGCGGCGCAATCCTGGGCATACCCATGGCGTCCATCGTGCGGGCTACGGGCTACGCGTCCATTGGCCTGATGGCCGGCACCGCCCTGGCGGGGATGGCGCACGACGGCATCGACAACATCCCGAAAGAGGGAACCTGGCTGCTGCAAAAGGGTGAACGGGTGGTGGACGGTCGGACCAACTCCGACTTGAAACGCTTCCTCTCCAACACCGGGCCAGCGGCTGCCGATTCCGGCGACTCCGGCCGCGCGCCGGTGCAAGTCCTTATCACCATCAATCAGGACGGTTCCAGCCAGGTGGACACCCCGGCCGGCCTGGAACAGTTCGGCACCGAGCTGGGCCAGTTCGTGGACCAGCGATACCGCAAGAACCTGACCCGCGATCTACAGCCAGGCGGGCAACTCTGGAGCGCCAACAATGCCCGACGTTGAAGTGTTCACCTGGTCGCCGCGTGTGAACGCGGCGGGCAAGGTGAAACAGGCTGTTCTTGAATCGCGCTTCGGCGACGGCTACCGCCTGGTAGTCGAGGACGGGATACATACCGAGTCGCAGGAATGGCCCCTGTCGTTCAAGGGGCGCGAGGTGTACATCGCGCCCATCGTGGCCTTCCTGCGCCGCCACAAGGGCGCCAAGCCCTTCCTATGGACGCCGCCGCTGGGCGAACCGGGGCACTACATCGCCAACGGTTACGAACTGATCGCCGGCGGCGCCGACCTTTACAGCGTGACCGTCACGTTTGAACAGTTCTTCAAGGCCTGACCTATGCCATTCGAAACGATCCAACTCGGCACCGCCCCTGCGGGGGATGGTGGCGACACCAACCGCGCGGCATTCACGCGCATTAACACCAACGTCGCCAGCCTCGTGTCGCGGGGCCTGGATGAGTACATGCCGGCTGACATGCAGTCGGTCAGCGTGCTGGCCGGCTGGCCCAACGGGAAATACTACTTCGCCACCAGCTGTACCGATCTGCCGCCCGGCAATAGCGGCGTCTATGTCGAGTACACCAAGCGCTATTTCAAATCCACCCCGTCTGAATACGTGGTGGAAGCAGTCACCAACCACATTCCGCCGCGCAAGTTCATCAACCGCACGAACGCGGGCGTCTGGGCTGGATGGACGGAAGTTGCCATGGTGGACACGGTGGCAGGCCCCTGGCTGCCGCTGACGCTGCTGAATGGTTACTACAACTACGGCAGCTCTTTTGCGTCGGCGGCCTACCGCAAAACAGCGCTTGGCTACGAACTGCAAGGCCTAATTCGCGTCCCGGCGGAAGGCGCCTCGGCGAGCACGCCCGCCTTTAACCTGCCTGCTACGGCCGCCGCCCATATCTTTGTTTGTCCTTCGTTTCTCTCTGTCGGCGTTTGGGAGTACCTCAAGTCGGGCGTAGTTCAGCCGCGCACGATGATGCGGGCCGGGGATTGGGTTTCACTGAGCGGGATTCTGTTGCCAGCATGATTATCAAACTGAATGAGCTGAACCATGAAGGGCACTGGCTTGCCGATCTGTTTGTGGCGGATATGACCGAAGTGTCTGCCGCGAACTGGACCGCTGACCTGGCGCCGGATGGGCTCTACCTGGGCCGCTATACCGGCCACCGCTCCCAGTCGGGCGAATGGATCGGCGGTGAGTGGGTAGACGACGGCGCCCCGCCGGCGCCCACCGAAGAGCGGCAGCGGGCGGCCCAAGCGCTGGCCAGGGAGCGCGCCGATTTCGCCATGGAGCCGCTGCAAGATGCGGTAGACCTTGACGACGCCACCGCCGCCGAACTCGCCTTGCTGAAGGCATGGAAGGTCTACCGTGTTGCGCTGAATCGGATGGATCAACAGCCAGGATGGCCGGCCGTGGTCGAATGGCCGGTGCCGCCGGTACCGGAAGAGCCACCAGCGCCGCCGGCGGCCGAGGGGGACTAATGGGCATCCGTGCAGATATCCAGACCCTGACCCCTGGCGGGCGGGTCTACCTCTACGAGCTGGACCTGACGCCCCTGGAGGGCGATCTGTACCGCTTCCACGGCTACCAGCAACAGGGGCCGATCTGGTGGCAGGGCGAGGAATACTCGCCTTGGCCGATTCAGGCGGAAGGCTTCGGCATGGACGGCCAGGGCGCGGCGGCCTCCCCCCGCCTCGGCGTGGGCAACGCGAACGGCTTCATTACCGCCTTGTGCCAGTTCTTCGACGACCTGACCGGGGCGAAGCTGACGCGTCGCCTCACGCTGACTAAGTACCTGGACGCGGCAAACTTTCCCGAAGGGAACCCGACCGCCGACCCCGCCGAAGAGCTGCCGCCCGAGGTGTGGGAGATCGAGCAGCGCGACGGCGAAGACCCCGACGTTGTGACCTTCGTTCTGGAAAGCCCGCTTAGCAGCATGGGCGTGCAGCTGCCGCGCCGGCAGATTGTCGCCAACGTCTGCGGCTGGCTCAGTGTCGGCGGCTATCGCGGGCCGTACTGCGGCTACACCGGCGGGCCGGTGGCGGACGAAAACGACGTGGCCACCGCTGACCCTGCGCGCGACCGCTGTAGCGGCTGCGTGACCGCCTGCAAGATGCGTTTCGGCGCCAACAACCCTTTGCCCTACGGCAGTTTCCCCGCTGCCAGCCTGGTTAGGACCTGACCCTATGAATAAGACTCTTCGTGCCGCCATCGAGCGGCATGCGGTCGCCGTCTACCCGGCCGAATGCTGCGGCCTGGTCATTCGCGGCCCGCGCCGGCGCGAATACGTACCGTGCCGCAACACGGCGGCCACGCCGGACGACCAGTTCCGCATCGCTCCCGAGGACTACGCGGCGGCCGAGGATCGCGGCCAGGTGCTGGCCGTGGTGCATAGCCACCCGGACTGGTCCAGCGCGCCCAGCGAAGCGGATCGCGCTTGCTGCGAGGCCTCCGGCCTGCCCTGGTACATCGTGGAAGTGCGGCGCGGCGATGACGGCGAAGTCCGCGCCGGCGAGCTGTCCGCCATCGAGCCGGAAGGCTACCTGGCCCCGCTGGTTGGGCGCCCCTTCACCCACGGCGTGCATGACTGTTACGCCCTGGTGCGCGACTTCTACGCACGGGAAATGGGCATCACCCTGCCGGACTACCCGCGCGAGGATGGCTGGTGGAATCGCGGGGAAGACCTGTATTACCGCTACTACAAAGAAGCCGGGTTCTATGAGGTGGCCACCCCGCAGCATGGCGACGTGATCGTCATGCAGATTCGGGCGCCGCAGGCCAATCACGCCGGCGTCTACCTGGCCGACGGCAAGCTGGGCAGCGAGCCCGACCACTACCCAACCCCTGGCGTGATCCTGCATCACCTGCACGGCAAGGATGCGCGCCGCGACGTGTACGGTGGCGATTGGGCGCTGAATACCCGCTTGATCCTGCGTCATAAGGATGCTCCCGCATGACCGACAAAGTACGCACGGTGCGCCTGTATGGCGTGTTGGGCGCGCGCTTCGGCCGCGTCCACCGGCTGGCCGTGAACAGCGCCGCCGAGGCGGTGCGCGCCCTGGCCATTCTGGTGCCTGGCTTTGAAAACTTCCTGATGAACTCGCGCGACAAGGGCCTGACCTTCGCCGTCTTCATCGGCCAGCAGAACCTGACCCGTGAACAGCTACGCGACCCGCCCGGAGCCGACGATATCCGCATAGCGCCGGTGATCGCCGGCGCCAAGAAAGCCGGGCTTTTCTCCACCGTTATAGGGGTGGTGCTGATGGTGGTCGGCGCCTATACAGGCCAGTACTGGCTGACCGCCATGGGCGCCGGTATGGCCCTGGGCGGGGCGGCGCAGATGCTGGCCCCGCAGCCTACGGGCCTGGACCCGAGCGACAGCGTTTCCGGCCGGCAGAGCTATGCCTTCAACGGCCCGGTGAACTCAGTCGCCCAGGGCAACCGTGTGCCACTGATTTACGGCCGGGGCATCGTTGGCAGTGTGGTCGGTTCCGCCGGTATCTACGCCGAGGACCAGCTGTAGCGCCTGTCTCGCCAACCCTTCCCAAGCCCGCCTAGTGCGGGCTTTTTTGCGCCTGGAGTTTCCCTATGACCGCGTTCCGCCCCATCCGTGGCGCGAAAGGCGGCGCGAGCAAACCGCGTCCGTCCAAAGAGGCCCCCGACAGCCTGGTGAGCCTCGCCAAAACCAAGATTCTCGACATCATCGGCGAGGGCGAGATTGTCGGCCTGGCCAACGGCTTGAGTAGCGTCTATCTGGACGAAACGCCGGTGCAGGCCCCCTCCGGTGAAATGAACTTCAACGGCGTCACCGTGGACGTTCGCACCGGCTCCCAGGATCAGGAACACATTGCTGGCTTTCCCAGCGTCGAGAATGAAACCGCCGTCAATCTGGAGCTGCGCCAGGGCACCCCGTGGGTGCGTCAGCTGACCAATACCGATTTGTCCGCGGTGCGTATCCGCCTCTCGGTTCCGCGCCTGTCGAAGACCGACAAGACCAGCGGTGACGTGAACGGCTACCGCGTCGAATACGCCATAGACCTGCTGGTCGACGCCGGCGCCTGGGTCGAGGTGCTGAAAACGGCTTTCGACGGGAAGTGCTCCACGCTCTACGAGCGAACCCACCGCATCGAGCTGCCGGCCGCGCGGCAGGGCTGGCAAGTGCGTGTGCGTCGGATCACTGCGAACGCTACCGATTCGGTCACGGCCGACAGCACCCGTATTGAGGCCTTCACCGAAGTCATCGACGCGAAGCTGCGCTACCCCGGCACCGCCCTGGTGGGCGTGCAGTACGACGCCGCGCAGTTCAGCAGTAACCCGACCCGCGCCTATGACGTCTTCGGCCGCGTCATCCGTGTTCCCAGTAACTACGACCCGCAGTCGCGGGCCTATGTCGGTATTTGGGACGGCACGTTTAAGCAAGCTTGGTCGGATAACCCGGCCTGGGTCTATCTCGACCTGCTGACGCATTTCCGTTACGGCCTCGGGCACCTGATCACCCTGGCCCACATTGACCGCTGGGCGCTGTACCGCATCGCCCAGTATTGCGACCAGCTGGTGCCCGATGGCAAAGGCGGCATGGAGCCGCGCTTTACCGTGTTCCTGCCGCTGACCAAAGCGGCGGACGCCCTGCGCGTACTGCAAGACCTGTCTTCGGTGTTCCGAGGCATGACCTGTTGGGGCGGCGGTATCGTGACCGTCACGGCCGATATGCCCGACGACCCGGTGTACACCTACACCAACGGCAGCGTCATTGACGGGAAGTTCAGCTACGCCGGCACCGCGAAGAAGACCCGCGCGACGGTTGCCTATGTCACGTGGAATGACCCTTCCGACTTCTACCGGCAGAAGGTTGAGTATGTGCCGGATACCGCCGGCATCGCCCGTTATGGCATTCAGGAAGTGTCGTTCACCGCCACTGGCTGCAAGAGCCAGGGCCAGGCGCAGCGCGCCGGCAAATGGGCGCTGCTGACCAACCGCCTGGAAACCGAAACGGTTCACTTCACTGTCGGGCTAGAGGGCACACTGTCGCGGCCTGGCCAGGTGGTGCGGGTGGCTGATGCCCGTCGCGCCGGCCGCCGGATCGGCGGGCGCATTCGGGAGGCCACGCGCTCGGCGGTGCTGCTGGACGCGGCGGCAGAAATCGCGGCAGGCGATACCCTGATTATCCTTCTGCCCACCGGCGTTTCCCAGGAACGCACGGTCAAGGCGGTGGCGGCCGAGGCGGGCAGTATTCGCGTGACGGTCACGCAAGACTATGACGAAGCACCGGCGGCACAGTCGGTATGGGCGGTCGAAAGCGCCACGCTCAAGACGCAGCTGTTTCGCGTGGTGTCGGTCGAAGACAAGAGCAGTGACAAGGAAATCGCCTTCGCCATTACGGCGCTGAAGCACAACCCGTCCAAGCATGCAGCGGTGGACCACGGCGCGAAGATCGAGGCCCCGCCGATCACCGTGATTCCGCCCAGCGTGCAAGCCGCACCCAAAGACGTGGCGCTGTCGGTGCGCACGCTGGTGGATCAGGGCATTTCCGTTTCCGTCATGGAAATCACCTGCGCCGCGCCGGCGAATGCCATCGCCTATGAATTCGAATGGCGCCGCAACAATGGCGAGTGGGTCTATGCCGGCCGCAGCGGTGCGCCGCGAATGGAAGTCATCGGCGTCTATGCTGGGCGCTACGTGGCCCGTGTGCGAGCCGTCAACGCCCTGGACATTGCGTCTGTCCCTGCACTGAGTGCGGAAACCGAGCTGGGCGGCAAGACCACCCCGCCGCCGGTGGTGGCGTACCTGAAGACAACCCCGAAGGTGTTCGGCATCGGCCTGGAATGGGCCTTCCCCGAGGGCGTCAGCACAGCAGACACCCAGCGGACGGAAATTGTGTTCAGCACCACGACGCAACGGGCGGACGCCCAGCCCCTGGGCAGCTTCGCTTATCCGCAGTCGACCCACGATATGCAAGGCTTGGCGGCGGGTGTGCAGTTCTTCTTCTGGGCGCGCCTGGTGGACCGCACCGGCAACGCTGGTGAGTGGTATCCGGCTGGTATCGGCATTACCGGGCAGAGCAGCAGCGATGCCTCGGAAGTCCTGGGCTACCTGGCCGGCAAGATCGGCGAAACCGAGCTGGCCAAGAACCTGGGCGACCGCATCAACCTGATCGACGGCCCGGCCTCCCTGGCGGGGTCGGTGGCGGCCAAGGTGGCGGGCGAGGCATCCGCCCGCCAGCAGGCGCTGACGGCCGAGGCGAGCGCGCGGGCTGCCGCCATTGGGGTCGAGTCCACCAACCGGCAAAACGCCCTGTTGGCCGAGGCCAGCGCCCGAGGCACGGCCATCAGCCAGGAAGCGACCGCCCGCAGCAATGCGGACACCGCCCTGGGCCAGCGCATTGACACCGTAACGGCTACCACCGGCCAGAACACCGCCGCCATCAGCCAGGAGGCGACAGCGCGGACCACGGCGGACGCGGCGCTGGGCAAGCGCATTGACACCGTGGTTGCAGCAACGGACGCGAATGCGGCGGCGATCACCGCCGAGCAACAGGCGCGGGCTGACGGGGACGGCGCGAACGCTACGGCTATCACTAAGCTGACTAGCCAGATTGGCAGTGCGCTGAACAAGCCTTACGCCTCCGACTTCACTGACCCGTCCGCCGAGTGGGTGCAGGTGCAGGCCTCTGCGGCGACCATTGCCGCTTCCCAGGCTGCGGGCAACACGCGCGGCAGCACGATGCGGGCTGTCGGTACTGATGCCCATTGGTGGGGGGAATCGAAAAAGCGCGTCAAGTTCGACCCGGCGCGGCTCTATCGCGTCACCTGCCGCATTCAGATGGTGGCGCAGCCGACGAAGAATCCGACCATTTATGCCGGCCTGTACTGCTATGCCGGGGACGGGGCTACGCGAATCAGTACCGGCAGCGTGCCAGGACACTATGTGTTGGCGACGTCTGTCTACCTGAAGCCGGGCATCTGGACCACCTTCACCGCGTACGTGCGTGGCCACACGATTGGCGACGAGCTGGGTAACTCCGGCGCCGGCACCGAGGCCGACCCCAAACGGTTGAAAACGGGGACGGTGTTTATGTCGCCCATGCTGATCATGGGTTACAACGCCATCGGCGGCACCTTCGAAGTCGACTATTTCGACATCGAGGACGTGACGGAACTGCGTGTGCAGCTGGATTTGCAGGCCAACGCCTTGCAGGTCATTGACACCCGCGTGACGGCCACGGATGACCGGGTGACGGTGGAGGCGCAGCGTCTGGACAGCCTGACGGCAAGCCTCACGGTGCCCATGGCCGGTGACTCATCGGCCTCGGCCGGGACCACGCAAGTCAAGGCGGGCGTCTGGTCCGAGCAGTCGGCGCGGGTAGAAGCTGACCTGGCCCTCGCTTCGCGCGTGGACGGGCTGACTACCTCGCTCGGCTCGGCCAATGCCGGCATTACCCGCGAGCAGCAGGCGCGCACGGAGGCGGACAGCGCCCTGTCCAGCCAGCTGGACATTCTGTCCGCCTCGCTGGGCGACACGGCAGCTGCTGTCTCCACCGAGCAGACCGCACGGGCGACGGCGGATACCGCCCTGGGGCAGCGAATCGATACCGTGACCGTCACGGCTGATGCGGCGAAAGCTGGCGTGCAAACCGAGCAGACGGCGCGGGCGAACGCGGATACCGCCCTGGGACAGCGTATCGACACCGTGACCGCGACGGCCGGCACCGCCCAGGCGACGGCCCAGCAGAGCATGACGGCTGTAACCGACCTGCAAGGGAAGGTGTCCGCCAGTTACTCGGTCAAGCTGCAAGTGACCCAGGACGGACGCTACTACGCCGCCGGCATGGGCATCGGCATTGAGAACACCCCGAGCGGGATGCAAACCCAGGTGCTGTTCCAAGCTGACCGCTTTGCCGTGATCAACACGGCCAACGGGCAGACGTCGACGCCGTTCGTGATCCAAAACGGACAGGTGTTTATGAACTCCGCGTTTATCGGCGCCGGCACCATCGACATGGCCAAGATTGCTACCGCCTTGCAGTCCACTGACTACATCCCCGGTCAGCGTGGGTGGCGGCTGACTCAGGCCGGGCAGTTCGAACTTAACTCAACCATCGCCGGACAGGGCCGACTGGTGATGACCAACCAACGAATAGAGGTATACGACGTGAACAACGTACTACGCGTGCGCCTGGGGCTCTGGTAATGCCTTACGCCCTTCAGGTGTTCGATGGCCAAGGGCAAACGGTGGTGGATACGGGGCGGCGCCTGGGGGTCATCCTGGGCGTCGTGGACACCGGCACCGGTGACGGCTCTATCAGCGTCGCCGGGTTCGCCCGAGGAACACCGTTTTTCTTCATGACCCCGCTGGCCGAGCTGGCAAACCTTGACCTGCTGCCCGGCGCCGGGGTCAACGGGCAGAGCCTGGTTTGGCAGTTCGTCGGCGGCACAGCGCAATCAAGGCGCGTCAGCGCGCGGATTTATTACGGGATCTACTAATGCCGGCAGGCCTGCAAATCATCAACGATGCGGGGACGGTGCAGATAGACGACAACTACGCCAACTTCCTGTTGCGTGGTAAAGGGGCGGTGACAACCACCGGCCCGAACACCGCGCAAGCCTGGTATGTGGCGGTGGGGACGATCCAAGTCTATGGCAGCAATCCGCAGATTTTCTTCGAAGCAAACGACGCCTTTGTGTGCCCGGTGAGCCGCACTATTTCGGGGTCACTGCATACCTTCACCATCTACACCGACGTTGCGACGACCCTTAACTATTACGTCTTCGATAACGACATACCGGCCGCCCCTGGTAACTGTGGGCTACAGGTGTTCAACGGCGCCGGAACGCTGATGTATGACAGCGGCAACAAGCCTATGCGCATCATCATGGTGCAGCCGTATGGCACCTTCGCCACCGGCAAGAACTCGCTGAAGCTGGTTGCGGCCTTGTCTTTCTCGCGGGTCAACCTGGGGCAAGTCGGGGTGATCGGCGGGCGTCCTAACATTGGCTGGTCGCACGATTCCATCCGTCTACAGAATGCCGCGATAGACGCTAAGCGCCTGGTTGCGCGCACCTTCCCCGGCTCGGTGGACAGCACCTATCCCACGCAAACGAATTACCCGCCGTCTGTGATCCTGCTGGACGTGACCAACATGTGACCCAGGGGCGCAGGCCGGCGCCGGGAAATTCTGCTGCGCGAGTTAGTCGATACGATACGGTCGTTATAGTCAGGTGTGGCCAGTACGTGGCCGGTGCGTCCCTGGTGCATCGGCGTGCGTGTAACTGTTCATCTGTACAGCATTCCGCTCGCGCTCATAGAATCGCGACCGGGCTTAGACGAAGGAGTAGTGCCCCCATGCCAGCCTCTGCAAACCCTTTGATTGGGGAAACCAAAGCCGATACTATCGCCGGAATGTGTCGCCTTCTGGACGCCGCCTGCATCCTGGCGGAAGACGAAGAGAACGCGCACCCAGGCTTGCGGCAAGTGCTGCTGGAGGCCAGGCGGTACAGCGTGATTCTGAAGGAAGGTGAAAAAAGTTCTACACGATAGGTGTAAGGCGCTGAGGGTGCATGCTATGCTGCGCCCCAGCAGACCCGGCTAGAGCCGGGCAAATAGGAAAAACCGGGAAGCGGAAAAGAAAAAACCCCGAGGTTGGCGCCTCAGGGTTTTTGGGTGATCGGCGAAGAAAGCTCTCGCAACGACCGTCGCAGGTCCAGAGTTTATGCGCCTATCACCGCTGACGCAAGCCCATGACCATTGGGAATGGCGATGACAGGACGGACCTCGATAGAAGGTCGCACCGCATGTTTGCGGTGGCTTGATACGTTCCGCCGTCTGCGCCCCTTGCAGTCGGCGAGGGCGCAATGACAGCGGCACCCCGACCGACTCTACAGCGTCAGCACGACGCCCCATCAGCAGGTTTCTACAATGCCCTCCCCGGCTCTACACCGGGACCGGATGGCCGTTACCGTTCGCGTCACGGAAAGCTGACCGACAAGCAGCGCCGGACCTTCCTCGGCCAAGCCGTGACCCGCATTCAGGAAGAGGCCCGCACCCGCGACGGTCGCTACCTTCGCCAGTTGGACCGCATCCACGCCAGCGGCTGCCGCACCAAGCAACAGCGCTGGAACGCCCTGGCCACCCTGGCCGAGCCGATCCTGCGCCGCCTGGACCTGGCTACGCTGATCCTCGGTTGGCTGGACGCGGACGGTCAGTTCCGCCTGAACCGTCAGAAGGGCCTGGCCGAAGATGGCGCGCTGTCCGACAGCTGCGTGTCGCGCACCCTGAGCGCCCTGGAGGCGGCCGGCTACGTGCGCCGCAAGCAGCGCCGGCTGTTCAAGGACGGGCAACGCTGGATCACCCGTACCATGATCCATATTCGCCGTCGCTTCTTCATCGACCTGGGACTAGGCCACCTGCTGGCCGAGGCCTACCAGCGCAGCCGCAAGCGCCGCAACGCCGCGCTGAATTCCGTGCAGCAGCGCGCCATGCAAGCCCGCCTTGCCGAAGCCGCCAAGCAGCAGCAGAAGACCGCCAAGCGCCGCGAGTTCGAAGCCCGCGAGCGCCGCGCCCTGGACAAAGCCGCCCAGGACGCCACCGAGCAGAACGCCCGCCAAGCCGCCGGCGACTTCCTGTCGTTCCGCCTGGCCAATCCTGAGTTGTCAGACGCTGAAGTCCTGGCGCGCTGGCGAGCGCTCAACCCCTCCTAAGCCCTCCCCTGCCTTAATGCCCCACCGGGCAGGCCTCCCCGTGCTTGCGCGCCAGGATCGGCCGTTTTGGGGCCTTCCTGAGCCTGTTCACCACCCCTTCCCCGCTGCATTCCCCTCCTTTGGCGCCCCGTTTTTGCCCGCGCGCCGCGCCCACCCCCTCCCCGCTTTTGGAGTTGTGCAAAAAATGATGTGCCTTGGTACCACTCCTTCAGAGTAATAAGGCCTTTCAAGCCCGTGCCGACCTTCACGCCGTGCCCCTGCGGGCTGATGGCGCCCGAACTATGTCGCGCCTGACGGCGCGGCTAGGGTCTACCTGCGCGGCCGTGAACGGCCGCAACTAGGCGCGCCGCACTTCGTGGCTACGCCACGGCGGTCGCAGGCGGGGCGGCAATGCCGGCGCGCGCCGGGCAGTTCTCGCGCCGCTCCGGTCGCTGTACGCCGTCGACCTCCCTGCACTGGCCATAACGTGCCACGGCGTTTCGCTCCCTCACGGCGCCGGCTTCGCCGGCGGCGTTCCGCGCCGCCAAGTCGGACAGGGTGGGGGCTGGTCTCGGGTTTATCGATTTCAGTAAATTCCGCTTGCGCTATTTATCGGAACCGATAAAATGAGCCCAACAGAACACGGAAGCCGACCAATGAAAGCTGTGGAATTCCTCGCCGACTCTCTCGACCGCCTGCGCGACTTCCCGCTGACCGTCCGCCGCGAAGCGGGCTACCAGCTGGACCGTGTGCAGCAGGGACAGGAGCCGGGCGACTGGAAACCCATGGCGAGCATTGGCGCCGGCGTCCGTGAAATCCGCATCCGCGAGGCCTCCGGGGCCTATCGCGTGATCTACCTGGCGACCCTGCCGGATGCCGTGTACGTGCTGCACGCCTTCCAGAAGAAGACCCAGGCCACGCCCAAGGCGGATATTGACCTGGCGGCGGCTCGCCTCCGCGACCTACTGAGGGCCAAGAAATGACCGATAGCCAGCGTTTCGGCAGTGTGTGGGACGCCATCGAAGACACGCCCGAGCAAGCCGCGAACATGCGGCTTCGCTCGGCGCTGATGATGGCCGTGATGGACCGCGTGAACACCTGGGACGGCACCACCGCCGAGCGTGCCAAGCGCCTGGGGATCACCGTTCCGCGCTTCAGCAACCTGAAGCGCGGAAAGATCGAGGCTTTCAGCCTGGACGCCCTGGTGAGCCTGGCCGACGCGGCCGGGCTGGCCATGTCCTGGGCGATCAGCGACAAGGCGGCATGAAGTTATTGCGTCAAATGACGCAATAACGCATTGACGCAATAACGCATGAAGGGTAAATTAACCCTCATGCCAGGCCGACGCGCCTGGAGTTCACACAAGGACTCGTTGAAATGACCAGCACCGCCGCCAAGCCCCTGACCAACGCCCAGCAAGTTGCCGCCGTGATCCTCGACCAGCTGGGCGCCCGCCGCTTCATGGCCATGACCGGCGCCCGCGATCTGGTGGCCACCACTGCTGGCCTTCAATTCAAGCTCCCCGCAAAGTTCGCCGCCGGCGGCGTGAACATGGTTCGCGTCGAGCTGCACGACGACCTGTACACCGTGATTGTTGGCCGCTTCGCCCGCTTTGAATTCAACGAGAAGGGCCGCGCCGAAGGCCTTTACGCGGACCAGCTGCAAGGCGCGTTCACCCGCCTGACCGGCCTGGATACCCACCTGTAAGGACCACCGCCCCGGCGCCGCCGGGGCCTGCTGGAGCTGCCGCAATGGCCAAGAATCACGCCCCGAAAGAACTGCCCATGGAAGAGCGCGCGGAGTTTCGCGCCGAGCTGAAGCGTATGCCGGCCGATGCTGCCGGCCAGCGCGCGCGGATGGCTGAGGCGGTCGAGCTGTTCAACGATGCGGTGCGCGGCGATCAGCCGGCCGCGATGGAAGCCGCTGTAATCACCTACAGCGCGGCGCTTTACTGCCTGAACAGCGGAACTATGAACGGCTCGGCAACGCCCCGCGAAGCATTCCTGAAGGAGTACCGCGCCGCGCCTGGTGTCGTGCCGATGTGGGGGCAGCAGGGGGAATACCTGCTGGAGCTGCGCGGCCTGCGCGCTCGCGTGACCGTGAAACCTTGGGGTCTGGGTGGCGTCATCAATGTGGAGCTGCACGCGGTGTCAGCGGCTGAGCCCTTTTGCAGTGAAACCGGCTATCGCAGCATCTTCCTGTTCGCGGATCGGAGCATGGGCAAGACCCTGGCCGCTGCGCTGCTGGAAGCCCTGGAAGGGCTGATGGAAGAGCGCGGCATGATGACGGCCATCAAGCCTGAATATCAGGCCCGCGTGACGGTGCCGGCCTGGGTTGCCCAGGCCCTGGAACATCAGCGCCCGGATGGCCAGCTGGCCATGTTCGGCGACACGCCGGCGCCGAAGCGGCGCGGCCGCAAACCGAGCGGGCAGGCGAAGAGCCCCGCCGAGCGAGCCAAGGCCTACCGCGAGCGCAAGCGCGAACAGCGCGCAGAAAGCTGCGTGGAGCTGGTGGAGCTGGGCGACGAAGAACGCGCCTTCCTGTGGCACTCCGTGGACGTGTTCATGACCGTGCGGGCCGACCTGGGCTACAAGGACAAGCCCTACGTGTTGGAAATGATGCGGCGCATATTCAAAGGCTGGGAAGGGTTGGACGACAAGCTGACCGGGCTGGGCAAGGTTGAATACTTCGCCCGCCAAGAGGCCCACCGCGCGAAGGAACAGAAGCGGCTGGCCGAGTCCCTGAAGCAGCTTTCCGAGGATCGCGAGCATCTGCTGTGGGGCGAGATAAAGGCCAAGGGCCGCGAGCGTGAACTACAGCAGGAGGTCGACCGCCTGAAAGCCTCGCTCGCCGAGCTGGAAAGCGGCTTGCGGGAAATCGCCGCCGCGCCGGCGGCGGTTGAGCCGGTCGCCCCGCCGGCGACCAATGCCTGTGACCGTCACGGCTTGGCGACGTGGTGCAATGGTCTGGACGTGAAGCTGGTACAGCTTCGCAGCCGAACCGCCGGCGCACATGGCCCGACTGAGTACGCCGGCGAGGTAGTGAACATGTGTGCTGAGTGCCGCAAGTCCAACGGCGGTATGTTCAAAATCGTCCGGCCGCCCGTAACGCAACAACGCAATAACGCAATAACGCAGAGGGGCGGCCAATGACCGAGGCCCTACAGAATGCGCTGATTCGCCTGGGCGACATGATGGGTGACGGGATGCACCTTGAGCCCGGCGGCGCCTGGATCGAGAGAGAGTATCGCGCGACCGTCAAAGCCCTGGGCCTGGGCGCCCCGCGCCGGAACAACCGTGAGGCGATAGACAAGGCGGTCGGCCAGTACGTCGCCGACAACCGCTGCGCGTGTGGTGGCGTGCTGGTTCAGACCCGCGCCGGCTCGCTCCGCGTGGCGTGCAAGGCCTGCGCGCAGGGCTACCAGCTGAAGCGGCAGAAGCGCCCGCCGGCGAATGATTGATTGACGCAATAACGCATTGACGCAATGACGCGGATTGGCTAGTCTGCGAGTGGCGCGGTTATCCTACGCGCCCCGACGCCACGGCCAGCCCAGGCGCTGGCCGGTGGTGCGCTGCAAAGGAAAGGAACCCACGCAATGCACGAACCCCTGAGCCTCCCGCACATGCTGTCCCTGATCGAAGTTCGAACCAACATGATCAGCGATGACCGCGATTTCGCCTACGTGCGCGGAGCCATTACCGCCCTTCACTGGGCCGGGATACTGGACGACGCGTTACATGCCAAGCTGGACCAAGCGGCCATCACGGCATGGCAACGCAAGGGCGAGCATTCGCCCGAAGCGATAGCCGAAGCGGCCGAGGAATCCAAAGCCGCCGTCAGACACTAAGGAGCCCGCCCCGATGAACATTGCCGCCCAAACGCTGCGCGTCGTCTTCGCCCAGGTGGAAAGCGCCCTGAAGGATCACCCGCAGGCCCTGGACGTGCTGGCCGATTACCAGCAGGACGCGGCCGCCGGCCGCGTGACCCTGGATCGCCTGCGCGGCTTCCTGCAAGGATTGAGCGCCGCCGGCGCCCTGCCGTATGTGGACTATTGCGAGGTGGATGCGAAGTTAGAGGCCGCCGCATGAACGAACGCCCCGCCCTTCCGCCCTTCCCGCAGGCGCCGCCCGGCCCTGCGCCGAAGATGGTCACGACCCGCCGCGAGGCTGACCAGCTGGTCGCCGAGGGCTGGACGATTGTGGCCGTCTACGGCCAGGGCCAGGACGTTACCGGCTACCACCTGAGCTGGCACCGCTCCGACCTGCCCGCCTCTGACCGATAGGAGCGCGCCCATGCACCCCGCCGAGCAACAGGCCAAGCTGGCCGCTGCCCTACAGCTGATCACCGAAGCATCCGAGCCGGTGCAGGTGCGCGCCCGCACGGCCTACACCTTCGGCTATATCGACGCGCTGACCGATGCCGGCCAGCTGAGCCAGGCCGAGGCCGACCGCTTGCAGGCCGCCGCTGCCCAGCGCCGCGACAAGCGTTTGGCCGACCTGGGCGAAGAGCCCGTGACGCGTCACTGAAAGGAGCCCGCCCCATGCCAATGACTCCACAGCAGCAGTTCGACTACCTGACCGACCAACTGGCCGCACTGAACGCTTCGATGGCCGTGAGCAACGCCCGGCAAGACCCCGAGGTCGCCCGCCGGCTGGCCAAGGCGAACGCCCCGCAGGCGCTGCGTTTGCTCGGCTACATGACGGCGCTGGAGCATGCCGGGGTGCTGCCGCGAGCGCTGGCCGACGAGCTGGCCCCGGCGCTGGAAGCAATGGCCGCCGCCCTCTGATCCACGAAAGGAACCCGCCCCATGCATGTGAATGACGACGAGTGCCACGCCGCCGGCCTGGACCCGGCCGAGGTCGCCCGCATCGCGCGCGGCCTGTCGCGCTACGGTCGAGAAGCCCAGCGCCTGGGGCTGACCATCTTCGGTGGTTCTGCCGGCTCGCTGCGTTTCGATGATGGTGGCGACGGTGCGCTGGTCCTGGCTGACCTTGACGGCTACTACGACGGCGGCGACGGCGCCTACCGCAAGGACGCCGCCGGCCTGTATCGCGGCGAAAACGAGTAACCCCAAGGAACCCGCCCCGCTATGCGCGTGCCCGAACCCCGCTACCAGTTGCGCCTGACTCTGCAACAGCTGTACACGCTCAAGGAACAGATGACCGCCGCTGCCGACCCAGGCCATAGGGACGCTGGCGAACAGGCGCTGCTGGAGCTGATCGAGGCGACCCACCGCCGCGCGCTGGCCGAGCGCAAGCGGGTAGCCGAATGCGTGCATGACTACGGCGAATTCATCTACGGCGCGTTCTGCGTGAAGTGCGGCCAGGAAGAGCCGGCCGCCGCCTTCGCATAACGGGTGCATTGTTAAATAGACCCCTACACCCAACCCCGCCCCGGCGGGGTTTTCTTCGTCCACTGGCGACCACTAGTGCCACTTCTGGCGTACCATTAGTGCCACTACTGGCGGCAGAGCGCCCCCAGGCATTACGCGAGGATCGGCCCGCATGACCTTTGATCAATTCATGGATTCGGATTTCGCCCGCCGCACGACGCTGGCCGAGGTGGTGACCATGCTGCGCGAGCGCGAAGCAGCCGCCCAGGTCGAAGACACCAACGTCAGCGACAGCGCCCGGCGCTTCACCACCGCCCAGGTGTGCGAGGCCTTCGGGGTGCCAGTGGCGATGACCGACCCCGAGCCAGTACCCCCGGCCGAGGTCGAAGCCGAGCGCCAAGAGACGGACCTACGCCGCGCGATCACGGACGGCTCTATCACCGTCAACACCTATCGGGCGATCCACCGCGACCGCGCGCGCCTGGCCGTCGCTGAAGCGCTGTTGCGCGAAGTCGAGCAACACCGGGACGCCCCGGCCCTGGTGCTGGATCGGGTCCGGGCGTTTCTGGTGGATGGCCAGGCATGAGCGCGCCCACTGACCGCCCTGCCCCGCTGCCAATGGCGTTACTGATCGCCCAGGCGCTGACCCTCGCCGGGCAGGTGCAACAGGTAGTGATTGAGGCGCGCCGGCGGCAGGTGCCGCCGCTGCCTGACGCCGAGTACCTGCTGCCCAACCGCGCCCCGGTGGACCCGGACGCGCCGCGCTGATGCGCTGCACCTGCCCCAGAGGCAATGGCTCTTTGCGCTGGCCTTGCCCGGTCCATCCGCCGCACAATGCTGGCCCCACCCACGAGGCCCGACGATGCGCCGCCGACCCTTCAGCCCCTATGCGCACTATCGTTTGCGTGACGCGAACGGCAACGATGCCGGCGTTATCCGCGATGGGGTCTACAAGGGCGCCGACTTCAAACTGACGCCGCTGACGCCCTGGGACGGCATCGTCTACAGCGTCGACCGCGACCCGCCCGAGCTGTACGAGCGTTCCGACCGGGTGGGCGTGATCCTGGGCACGCGCCTGGTATTCGATAGCGGCGAGGTGCTGCGCCTGGTGCCGATGTTGCGGGGCGAGGACCTGCACCGCGCGCCGAGGATCGAGGACGCCGACCAATTCCGCGCCCTGCTGATCGCCCAGGAGCTGGCCGAGGATGAAGGCGACCGCGAGCGCGCCGCCGGCATCGGCCGCCGCCTGGACCTGGCCGCGTTCTATGAGTGCCCGCGCTGTCACAACGACGCCACCGACCGCGAGGCCTGTGCGCTGTGCCAGGGCGACGGGTTCGTGTGGGAAGGGATCGAGGACGGGGAATGAAAGACACCATTACCGACGACCAGCTGGCCGCCCTGGTCAAAGCCAACGGCGCCCGCGACCCGCTGGTGACGCAAGGCCCCGGCGGGGTCGGCTGGAAGCTGCAAATCCGCTATTCCGGCGGCTCGGCCTATCACGTGCTGCGCTCGCGCCGCGAGCCGGTGCGGGTGTTCCGCACCCTGGATTCACTGCACCGCTATTGCGCCAAGATCGGCTTACGGGGCTTCACCGTCGAAGGCTGAACCGTGACGGGTCACGCGAGAATAAAAAAGCCCCGCATCAGCGGGGCTTGTTCGTTCGGGCGGACGGTTACTTGTGATTCGTCATGTACTCTTCCACGGCTTGTTCGGCTAGGTCGGTCCACGACAGATCATGGTCGAGGCAATACTGTTGGACCTTCTTACGCCAGGCCGCCGGCTTGCGCAGGTTCATGGCGACGGTTTCGCCCTCCCCTTTCTTGTCGCTGAAATTGGCCACCGCCACGGCCGGGGTGCCGCTGGGGGCGGTCGGCGGTACGCCTTTGGTGCTGGGCTTGCGCGGCGGCTTGGGGGCTTTCAGTTGGGTCATGTGGGCGATTCCGATTGTTCAGGCGTTAATGCGTTATAGCGTCAAAGCGTTATTTGGTCAATTTGCGCATGAGGTCCATGACGCCCTGTACCACTTCGCTAGCGGCCTCGCGCGGCGCTTTGTACGGGGTTTCGATGATCGATTGTCCCAGGTCATGGGCGCGCACATAGGCCACCGCTACCGGAATGCAGCCCGGCAAAACGCTGATTCCGGTGTGGGCCAGGTACTCGCGCGCGTCTTCGGCCTCGCGGGGGTTCTTGCCGAACTGGCTCAGGGCGTAGGCAATGCGCTTGCGGTCAATGCCGTTCTTCACCAGATAGTCAGCGAACAGCGCGGCCGGTTCAAGATCGTCAAGGGATGGCTTGGTGGGAATCACCACCAAGTCGGACACTTTGGCAATGTCCAAGGCGGTTTTTGTGGCGTGTGGGGCGCCGTCGAAAATCATCATGTCGGCCTGTTCCGAGCTGGCCATGGCCTTGGCCACGTTGCCGAACATTTCCACGGCCAGTTCGGGGGAGAGCTGAGCGGCCAGGCGGCGACGGTTCCAGCTGGTGGCGGTGGCCTGGCCGGTGTCCATGTCGGCAATCTTCACCTGCCAATCCGCCTTGGCGTAGCCAACCGCAATCGCGCGGGCGATGGTGGATTTGCCGGGGCCGCCCTTCTGCGACTGAACGCTGATTACCTGAGCCATGTTCGTTTCCTTGTGTGGTTAGCGTTAATGCGTCAATGCGTCATTACGTTAAAGCGTTACAAGGGAACGAGTATAGGGAGGCCGCCGGCGGATGCAAGCGGATTTTAACGCATGCGTTAATGCGTCATTGCGTTACGGTCACGCGTAGTAGCGCGAGCCGCCAGCCGTGGAGGGCGCCGCGCTGCGGATCACGCGGGCGGTGTTGTTCGCCTCCCGGCTGCGGCGTTGGGTGCGGGTGCGAAAGGTTTCGGACTGATCCAGCTCAAGCACGAAGGTAATGCACAGCAGGAAGCCCAGGCAGCGGGGAATCAGCACGCCCAGGACGAAGCCGCGCGCGATCATGTGGGGCGAGGAAGTCGCGCCGAGCTTGGCGCGTATGTCGGCTTCGATGTGGCGCAGTTCGTCGCGCTCAATGCCAGCTTGGGCAGCCACGTCGGAGGGCTTGCGGCCATCGGCAAGACCGGCCAAGACGATCAGCTCGCGCTGGGTCAGGTTCTGCCCTGGGCGGCCGATCACGTCTTCGCCGATGTATTCGAAGCTGCTCATATGACTTCCTTGTCAGTAGGGGAGGGGTTACACGCGGTCGATGGCTTGTAGTTCGGCCACGGCCAGCGAGGTCTGTGTCAGGGACTGGCCCAGGAAGGCGGCCAGGTCGGCGATGTTCTGAAGGTCTTCGGTGGTTGCCTCGCCTTCGGATAGGGCTCGCTCGGCCAGCGCTTCAAGGCCTGCGGCCATGGAGACACCCTTGCGAATCTGTCGATACAGGGCCTGTTGCCGGATGGTGTCGAGAGCGACAACGGCCGGAGCCTGGGAGGCGGGAACAAGCTTAGTGTTGGGCATTGGTTCAAATCCTTCAGAACTCTTTATGGGAATTATTTTACACTTAAAGTGTAAGGATGAAACAAAAGAAATGGCCGATGGCCATCTCTTTTTGGTTATCGCGGACGCGCGTGATTAATGCGGCAAACGCGCCCGATTATTTCCTGTTCGGCCAGCTGCTCGGCCGTCATCGTGTCATCGGGGAATGCGGCAGCGTCCTCGGCGGTGATGGTGTAGGAGCCGTCAAGGTTCGGGCGGATTTTGCGGAACCAGATGGCCCCGTTAACTGCCAGCGCGTAGAGGTCCAAAGCTTTAACGGACGTGACGCGGCGATCTATAAGCACTTCGTCGGATTGGTTAATGACGCCGCGCATGGTGGTATCCGGCGCCCAGGCCACCAGCAGCTGTTCCGGGTCGAGTCCTTGGCCGATGAGCCAGGTGGTGCGATAGGCGCAGCTGGAGCCGGCCGGGGTGGTCTGGATGGTGGTTCCGGTCTTCTGGCTGTAGTAGCTGGTCGGCGGGGTGATCAGGCGTTCTTCGTTGTCATCGAGCCCGGCCAGCCAGGCCGCATTGACCCCGAAGACCTTGGCGCATTCTTTCAACTGGTCCAGCTTGGGCGAGCGGATTTCAAGTTCCCAATTGGAGTAACGGGAAGGAGGGATGCCGAGGCGATTGCCGGTTTCTTCGTAGGTCCATCCGGCTTGTGCCCGGCATTTGCGTAAGCGTTGAGCAATCAGCGTTTTCGTTTCTGTCATAGGTGAGTGGCCCAATGTAGCCAGCGGCGCCGGGTCGGCCCCGCGAGCGGTTACACATAAAGCAAAGATATTACACTTGTGGTGTAAATTTGCGCAAAAAACCCTTGCGAGCGTGTGAAATCGCGCGCTACGCTTACACGAAACGTGTAGGCGAGGCTCGCTTATTGTGGAACTGAACAAGTGGATAGATGAAGTGGGCGGCTACCCTGAAGCCGCTGTGCTGCTGGGGGAGAACCCCCGGACGGTCTATTCCTGGTATCGCATGGAGCGAGTGCCGTCCTTCCTGGCCGCCGTGAACATCATTCGCGTGTCGGGCCGAAAAGTGGACTTCAACGGGATTTATTACCCCGTGGTGCGCAAGCGCTTCGCCGAGGAATTCAAGTGACAGTCATGGTTATTCCGGCCGCGCTGTCGAGTAGCCCGGTTTTCGAGCGCTTGGGGCTGATGGCCTACGCGCGTTATTTGAAGGTGCTGGAGCAAGCCGCCCAGCGTCCCGCCGCCGGCGGCGTGGTGTCGCTGCCCTGGGCTGACTGGCTGGCTCTGCTGGAGTGCAGCGACGGCACCCTGAAAGACTTCTTCGACGCCATGCAGCGCGCCGCCCTGCTGACCTTGGGCGCCGACCAGTCCGTGACCGTCACGAAATTCGCCGGACTGATCCCCGAGCCGCCGACGCACTTCCTCTTCACCGAAGCCCAGCAGGTCGCCAACTGGTGCGCCCTGGAACTGAGCGCCCCGGCCTGGCAGCTGGAGCAGGCCGAAACCCAGCAGCTGTTCCGCCGCTGGGTCGCCACCCATGTAACCCGCGAAGAGCTGGAGCAGGCCGCGCAACGCGCCGCCGACAAACCCGATTTGAGCCCGCAAGGACTGCACAAGGCCTTGACGGAAATCCGCACCGAACGCCTAGAGAGGGCGCGCAACCTTTGAAAAAGCTACTGATTGGCCTGGTAGGCCTAAATCCATTCGCCCGCCGCTCTGTTGTGGAATCTCTGATCGATAACGGCCGGGTTCAGCTTGTCTCGTATGCAGACGGTGGCGAGTACCACGAACAGAGCCGCGTGAAGCGCCTGGGGAATACTCTGGAGCTGCTGCAAGGCCTGCCGTGCGATGGCATGGTCATCAGCAACATTCGCTGTCAGCAAGAGGCCGATCTGCTGCGCGAGAAGGGCGGCCAAGTCTGGCACGTCATGGGCGGCCTGCTGAGCAACCAAGTAGCCATCCGCGTGGGCGACCCCCTGGTTTCGGACATGCCCTGCAGCGACCACCCGCACTGGCTGGACCCTATCGAGGCCTTGTCTGAAATGCTGCTGCGGCAGCCCGTTGAGGCCTGACCGTGGACCGTCGCGCCGCCAAGCGGCTGGATGAAGCCTTGGAAAGCTGGGCGCGCTGGTGTGAGGGTGGCTCTGTGGGCGTCCTGGGCGGCGGCGGGGCTTCGTTCCTTTCGCGCTGGATGGCCAACAAGGGGCACATGGTCTTCGGCACGTCCGCTTCGTCATCGTCCCCCAACGACACCCAGGAAGGCCGGATACATGCCGTCGTCGTGCGCCTTGGCACCCAGGATCAGCTGTGCGCCGACGTACTGCGCTTGGAGTACGGCGCCGGCTGGGATGAAGTCTGCCGCCGCCGCCAGATTCACGACTACGACCCGCGTGGCCTGAACCAGATGCAAAAGGCCCTGCACCTGGGGGTCGGTGTGCGCACCTACAAGGGCCGGCTGAAGGCTGCCCGTGATGCCATCAAGCTGGAGCTGTGGCCATGAATGACGCCCCTGCAACTGTTGCCCGCGAGCACCGCGGCGACCGATTCGACCGCAACAGCCAGGCCGGAACCCTGCCGCCGGCTGCCGCCATCGAGCACCTGGCGCAGCGCACCGACAGCCGACACAACAGCGGTGAGCGCTACACCTACAGCGACCTTTGCACCGACGTTCTGTTGCTCCACGTCGAGCAGCTGCACGCCTACATTGCCCAGCTGGGCGAGCACCACGCCAAGCCCATGGGGCCGGCGAAGACCGCCGAACACTTCCAGCTGATCCGCCGCGCGGAAGCGCTGCGGCAGACCTTCCAGCCCCTGAAGGCCCGCTGAACCCCAGGCGCCGCCATTCCTGCGCGGCGTCCTTTGACGCAATAACGCATTAACGCTTGAACGCATGCGCAAGGGTGCAGGGGTGCCCTTTGCCTGGAGAAAGGGAGACATGAGCGAGAAGCAACCCAAGACCCTGGTCATTCAGCTGTCGGACGCCGCAATCAAGCGACACGCCGCCGATAGCCATGTGACCCAGCTGCGCGACCCGCGCCACCCGATCCGCTTTCGCTACAGCCTGCGAACCCGCGAGCGTGGCGCCTGGTACGTGGTCAAGTTCGTCAACGGCCAGGACGTATGGCGCAAGGCTGGCAACTATCCCGAACTGCCCTTCAAACGCCTGATAGATGCCCTGCCGGAGATTCAGCAGCGCCTGGCCGCTGACCTGGCCAACGCGACCGCCATCGTCACCAGCTGGCAGACCGTGGGCGACCTGCTGCGCTGGTATCGGGAGCGCGCCGAGACAGACCGCAGTCTGTCCAAGGATCGCCGCGACAACGTGCGCAGCCAGATAGGCCGTCACCTACTGCCGGCGCTGGATGCCGTGGCCCTGGGCGACGTGGATAAAGCCCTGATCGACAAGCGCTTGATTTGGCCCCTTCAGGAAGGCTTCCAGCTGTCCACCGTGCGCGCGGTGTTCCAGACCCTGAAGGCAGCATTCACGGCCGCGTTGCGCCTCGGGAAGCTCACCAGCAACCCGCTACAGGCCATGACCTTCAGCGACTTCAGCAAGGCCAAGATTCAGCCCAAAGGCGGCGCCCTGGATGTGGAGTGGTTGCAGGCCCTGTTCAGTCAGCTGATCGAGCACGCCGCCGCCGGCCGAATGGAACACGTCGCGCTGTTCGTGCTGATGGTCTGCCATGGAACCCGGATCAACGAAACCCGCCTGGCGAAGTGGGACCAGTTCCGCGCCACGACCAAGCTTTGGCGAATCCCGGCCGAGAACACCAAGACCAAGCTAGATCACGTCCTGCCGCTGACCGATCAGGTCTACGCCTTCCTGAACCAATACAGCGACTACCAGAAGCGCAGATACGGTGCCCGATCTGCCTGGCTGTTCCCTGGTGCGCAACGAGGCAAGCCGATCAGCAAGCGGAAGGCTCAATACATCTTCGAAGAACTGGGCGTCGGCGAGTGGACAAGCCATGACCTGCGCAAGCTCTGCCGATCTGCCTGGGCTGATTTCGGGGTGGACTACCTGGCCGGGGAGCGCCTGGTCAACCACGCCCCCAGGAACCTAGACGCGGCCTATATCCATACCACCTTGGAGGCTCAGAAGCGGGCGGCCCTGGTGCGTTGGCACGGTCATTTAGACACCCAAGGCTTTGAGGCCATCCACGGCAACGCGGTTTTTTATGCCGCCAACATCGCCGAGACATTCCCGAGACAGTCCGCGAACCCCACCACCAGCAGCGCCAGTAACGGCGCGGCCTCCCCGTGCCCCATTGCATCTATGACAGAGGAAGACGCAAGACCATGAAAAGCGAACCGAATAAGCTGCCGGCACTGAAGGCATACGACGTTCAGGGCGACGAGTACGGGACTGTGGTGTTTGCCCGGCACGCGGTAACGGCCCGCCGCGATGGGGCCAACGAACTGAACATAGAGTTCACCGACGTGCAGTCTTGTCGCCGTATCTCGGCCCTGGACCATTACGCCGCGACAGGCCGGGTGCCTATGCGCGTTCTGGTCGAGGAACACGGGTGGAGTCAGGAATGTGGGTGGTGCGAGGGGCGCGTCTTCAGCGATGAGCCTGCCCGTGTTTGGGTGACGGACCATCAGGTGTTCTGTTCGCAAGATCACGCCGACCGCGCTGCCGAGAGGGTTATGCCGTGACTGGTAACGGAATCTCTGTCGTGTTGGTGGATGAAGTAAGCGCCGCCCTGCAACTGAAGTCCGTGGAGGATTTCACCCAGGCCGTGGAGTCGCTGGGGGTGTCGTTCGGCTCTGCCGCTAGGTCCATGCGTTCACTGCTGGAGGCCGGCGAGAAGACCGTCACTGTCGGGATGGACTTTTCTTCGGAGAGTGACCGCCAAGTGTTAGCGCTGTGGGCGCGGATGGACGACAAGTCGCACCTTCAAGGCCTGTCCAAAGCAAAATGCCTGGGGCGCTATTTGCAGGCGCTGAGCATCGAGCAAGCCGACTGGCTCGCCAAGGCTGGCCACAACCTGCGCCGCTCGCGCCGCCTGCATCTGCACAAGCTGTTGCGGTATGAGTGCCGCGCCGTGTTCGGGAGGGGCTGAGCGTGACGCGTAACGCAAAGCAAGACGGGGAGAAGAAGAGCCCCGAGGCGATCCGGCAGGAGCGGCACCGCCAGGCCCTGGAGGAAGCCGGGCTGAAGGAGGTGGCCACCTACCTGGGCGCCGCTGAGCGTGAAGCTCTGATGGAAGGGTGCAAGGTGCGGGGCGGTGTCGATGGCCCCTACACCGTGGCCGAGTACCTGGCCGCGCTGATCCGTCAGGACAGTGAAAGGCTCATGGAGCAGCTGGCCGAGGCGCAGAAGTACCCGTGCCGCCAGTGTGGCAAGGCGCTGCCCAAGGGCTGCGGCGGGGCATTCAAGGGCGAACTGTCGTGCCTGCACACGCCGACCGCCTGGAAACTGCGCATCCCTACGCAGATTGAGGCGTGACACGTCACGCAGAGCGAGTAATCAGCGGGCGCGTTTTACACGTTTCGTGCAGTTACTTACACAAAAAGCTTGACGCGCTTTGCACTTCGCCCTAGAGTTCGCCCTATCGTGGCCTTTAAGCCGTCACGAAGCGACAGAGCAGACCGAGCCTGACGCCATTTTCCCTTCCCCCGCTAGTCATTCCGCCCCGGCCTTCAACGCCGGGGCTTTTTTTTGCCCCTTCGGAGTCACCCCCTTTGGACGAACAAACCTCGCTCCCCGCCGTTCTGGCGAAGGGCACGCCGCCTGCTGCCTACGGGGTGGCGTTCCTCTCGGGGATGACGATTGAACAGTGGATCAGCGTCCTGACCGTCGTTTATCTGCTGTTGGCCATCTTGTCGCTGCTGTTCCCCGAGTGGCGGAAATCCCTGTGGGGCTGGGTGGTGCGAAAATGGCGAAGCTGAAGATTCCGGCCGCAATTCTGGCGGCCATCCTCGCCGGCGGCGGGGCAGTGCAGGTGCTGGACGTTGCTGTCCCCCTGGTCGAGGGCAACCCGTACAAGGCCTACCCGGATATTGGCGGCGTCTGGACCATCTGCGGTGGCGTTACGAAGGGCGTCACGCCGAATCAGGTTGAGACGCCCGAGGGCTGCCGCCGGCGGAACGCCGAGCAGATTGCGGCCCACCTGGCGGACGTTGACCGTTGCGTCACGGCGCCAATGTCGGAGCCGCGCCGAGCTGGCCTTGCGCTGTTCGCCTACAACGTGGGCGGCGGCGCCTTCTGTGCGTCCACGCTGGTCAAGCTGATGAACGCCGGCCGATCTGCCGAGGCGTGCGCCCAGCTGGATCGGTGGGTGTACGTGGCGGGCAAGGACTGCCGCAAGGCGTCGAGCAACTGCCCCGGCATCGTCCACCGCCGCGCCCTGGAGCGCGGCCTGTGTGAGTGGACGCCATGACTGGGGCGCGCAGGTACGTCCTGCACTTCGCTGACGGCAAGTCGGCAACCGTTCTGGACATGCTGGCCGAGCCGCCGGAAGTCGTCGTACCGGGGCTGTTGGCGATGTTCCGTGACGGTTACGTCGTGAGGATCGAGCAATGACACGCGTGTTGATTATCGGCGCCGGGCTGCTGGTCGCTGGACTGGTTGCCGCTCTGTGGCGTGCGGACCATCTGGGCGCGCAGTTGGAAGTGCAGGGCATCACGGCCGAGCGGGATGCGCTGGTGGTGAAGGCGGAAGCCGATGCCCTGTTGATCGAGCATCAAGGGGCGGTGATCGAGGTTTACCGGCAGGAGCTTGAGAAGGCCAGCGCCCTGGAAGCGGAAATGCGCAAGGTGAGTAAGGCCCTTGGTCAGCAGTCCCGCGAGAACCGCGAGCAATTCGAGGAACTGAAACGCAATGACCAAGACGTTGCCGATTGGCTTCGCGGTGCTGTGCCTGCTGCCCTTGGCCGCATGTACGAACGCACCGCCACCACCGTCCCCGTTGCCTATCGCGCCGGTGCAGCGCTGCCCGCTGACGGAGTGCGAGCTACCAGCCCGCCACCCGATCAGCACCAATGAGCAATGGCCGCGTGCAGTCGATGCCCTGGAGGAATCGCTGACCACGTGCGCCGCCCAGGTACTGGACTGCATGAAGCGACAGGAGCTGCCCCGTGCCACCCCGAGCGAAGCGACCATGCCGGCAGCCAATGTGCCCGGCCACAACCCAGGATCGTAACGGCTTCTGCGAGGCGCACGCCCATCTGGCCAGCGGCTGGAACAAGGCCGAGCGCGGTACGGCCGAGCAGCGCGGGTACGGCTCCGATTGGCGAAAGCTGTCGAAGGCCATACAGCAGCGCGACCGCTACCTGTGCCAGCCCTGCCTGAAGCTGCGCAGGGTGTCGCCCAGCGTGGCAGCTGACCACGTGATACCCAAGGCCGAGGGCGGCACCGATGACCCGGACAACCTTCAGGCCATCTGTGCCGAGTGCCACAAGGCGAAGACAGCAGCCGAGCGCGACCGCGCCAATGCCCGTATGAGGGGAGCAGATGAAGTTCTGTGAGCTGAAGCGCCGCGCCCTGCGCGAGCGACAGCGCGCCCAGGATCGGGCGGCGCCGGCCGCCATGCTGGCCCATGCGGACGACCTGCTGAATCGGGCGCTGTGGGAGCGAGAGGAAGCGAAAAGACGCGGCAGCAAACACGGATATTCGCGTGCGATCACGCGTGTTTTGGCCGCCCTGGACTGCTACGCCGCGTCCTATTCGTTGTTTCGCAAGGCCACTCCCCACCTTGAGGCGGAACTGAAAAAAGTTTCGAAAAGTCGTTGACTTCCTCGAAATTTCGCCGATCTGGCGCCGAAAGGGGGAGGGGGTGGGTAAATCGCTGTGGCCTGTCAGCTCGGACACCGAGCCCCCAGTCGTTTTTA